TGCTTCACTACCTCTTTGCATCATATCAAAGACAATACCATTGCCTCCCCATCTTTGAACCGCATCAAAGTATATTTCCCCTGTAGACTTATACTTTTCAGACTCTCCTCTAGTTCTAGCCCAATTAGTCCATCTAGCCATCTCAGTCATCATTAATCCTGCAGCTAATATTTTAGGAGCATTTTGAGTAGGATTTCTGATCATATCTTTAGCTGCATTCTTTAAAACAGTATTAGTAAATGCAACTGGATAACCTAAGAACTGAGTAAGTATGGCTGTTCTAGGGGCAGCTTGAAGAAAAGGCTTTAGGCCTGATTCATTAGTAGGATTCAATATAACTTCATTAGTGTATCTAGCAGCCCCTCTTTTTACATTCTTATAAAAAGAATCATCTATAGATTCTCCTGAGTCTACCCACTTTAATCCTTCATCAATATCAACATTTAGTTCTTTTAATTGTTCTTTCATATTGCGGATACGATTAGAATCAGAAACACCTTTTACTTTATTAATCTCTTTTAGATTATTAGTAATTAAATCTTTACCTGATTTGTAAGAAGCAAGCTGAACAAACTTAGTCCATTGATCTAGGAATGTAGCTCTAAAGAAAACATTATTTGCTTTAGAAAGTTTTTGGTTTCTTATACCAGAGCCAGAAAGCCTTTCTACTGTATCCATTAAAATAGGATCGAGTACCATTCCAAACTCTTGTAACTCTCTCCAAGATTCCCTTTCAGTTAATCCACTTCGTTTACCAGTTAATTGTTTTAGATTATCTACTGTTTGATCTTGTATAGTTTTTCTAGATTCACTTAACGCACTACCTAATGCTTTAATAGATGAAGTAGGGCCAGCTTTAGCTACGTTAATTAATATCTCTGTTAAGCTAGATATAGTAGCCAGTGGTAAATAAGCCATTCTATTAAGAGTGCTATAAGTATCTACAAGTCCTTGAGCTGAACCAAAACTATCAAGTCCCTCTCCAGTAGCGTGTCTATATACATTTAATATTGACTGCCTATCTTTTTTAGTTAAGGTTTTACCTGCTTTAGCAGTTTGCTTTGCAATACCTTCAACATAAAAATTAATAAACTCATCTGCATTAGAAACACCAAAGACTTCTCTTTTAGCAATCTGTTTAGATGTTTGAGATAAATAATTAAGCATGACGCTATTTAAATCGGACTCTAAAAACTCTTCAAAGTCGTTATCTTTTAGTTTAGTAAAGGCTCGTTTGTAAAAGAAACTAGCTCCTCCCGATGCCCCTTCATCTAATTGGTTTGATATATCCAACATACTATTAGTAATCTCTGTAGCTTCTACAGCATTTTCTGCTTCTCCAGAGTTTATTAATTTACGTTCAAATGCTTCTCTATTATTTTTTATAGCTTCTCTTTTCCACAATCTAGGAAAGTAATTAGCTTCATTTTTATTTCTAATTACTCCTGAAGAAACTAACCTATCTCCTACAGTATCTAAAAGACTTGTAATATCGCTCATTACTTTGGTAGCAGTAGTAGACTCTGATAAATCTACACCATCTCTAATACCTCTAACTACTAGGTCATTCATAGATTGTTCTAGTTTGCCAGAGATACTATTTTGAATAGGGTGCAACGCATCTTTAAAGTTTACATAGTACCCACCCAAAGTTTCTTTAAACACTTCGCCAAAGTCTTGTTTATCGTATTCCCTTGGCCCTGTAAAAGATCTTTGAGCATCATACCTAAACTTTTGTTGTAGGCTTTTAGCTAGGTCAGAACCTTTAGTAAAAGGATCTAAGACAGAAGAAGGTTTAAATATAGCCCAACTTCCGTATCTGTTAGCAAAGCGACTTAGGTTATAAGTAAGTGCATTATTAATTTGTTGGGTCGTTCTTCCTTCAAGCTCTGTAAACGTACCTTTAATAATGTCATCAAGTTCTTGATTACTTCTTGTTCCTGCACCGCCATGTTTTTTATTAAACTCAATTACTTCAGGAGGTAAAGATAAATCTCTAGAAGGTCTTCCTTGGATTATATCTTCTGTCGTATCAGTAATATTAGTTTGAGCTGCTCCAAACAATAAAGGCCCATCTTCAGGAGTTGCTCTAGGATCTGCTTGTATTCTTACAAAGTCCTTATCCTGTCCTTCACCTATAGATTCTCTTAATCGTTTCTCTCTGGTAGCTTCTAAGTATCTATCACGGATTGCATCAACTTCAGATTCTTGTATGTCAGGTTTAGTAGGATCATTACTACTAATTGCTATTCTTTCATCTACAGCAGTCTTGGCTTCTAACTCTAGTGCTTCTGTTTCTGTAACCTTTTTAGGATCTCTAGTCTTTATAAAATCAGAAAACTTATGTCCTGCATATCCTATAGGTGCAGCTAAACCTGCACCAAAAGCAGTAGAACCAATTACTTCAGGAATAGATATATCTTCTATTTTATCTATTTCTACATCTCTAGCTTGTTCTACAAAGTTTTGAATACCTCCAAATGCTCCTCCAGCAATAGATGATCTAAGGGCTGTTCTAGCTGCAGTTGTCCCTGCAATATTTCCTAATGTTAAAAATGTTTCAGGGCTAGTAAGTATATCTATAGCATAGTCTTTAGTTGCTTCTAGTCCTTCCCCTATACCTTTAATCTCTGTTTTATTATTCCAAATGTCTAATAACTTAGCATAAGAGCGTTTAACACTTTCAGGAGCATTACGGATTGCAGCAGCTCTAGCAGCAAAGGTACTAAGAGAACCTATTTCATCCCTAATAGATTCTGAGGGTTTAGAAATCATTTCTTTGTCAGTCTCTTTTATACCTAAAAAACCTGTACCTGGAGCTAAATTTTCATTTAGATAACTATGAACTACTCTAGATAACTCTTTAACTTCTGCATTAGCGTTAAATTCATTAACACTCATCTTTACATTAGGGTCATCAGAAACAAAAGCAACCATACTTAAAGATCCTTATTAGTATTTAAGAACTCTTTAGCAGTTCCTTTCCCTGCTTTAGTATTGTAGTAAGTTTTCCAATACTTAGCTTGATCCTCTTTAGAACTAGGGATAGGGTCTTCTGTTAATTGCATTAAATACATACGACCAAATGCAATAGATAAAGTATCATCTGTTAAATCTTCATAGTTAACAGTAGTTAAATCTATACCAGTAGCTTTTTCAAAAGGATCAATATATTTACTAATACTACTTTCAGGATTAAGTAGTTTATTTTTAACTGCGTTAAAAGCTACTTCATCAACTTGAGCTACTCCATAACTTCCTCTTTGTCCCATTTTTCCTGAAACTTCATAAGTACCTTTTGCTTTACCAAATAAAGATTCTTGATTAACAAGCCTCTTCATAAACATAGTTTCATCAGGATTATCTTTAAATATTCGACTTATAAAAGTTACTTTGTCTTCAACAGAATCAGGAATATTAGCTCTTAATAAACTATCTTCTGGGCCTCTTTGAATACCTTGAGGAGTTACAGTTATAGATCTTGTATTAGAAGGTTCTTCTTTTTGTTCTTTTTGAATAGGTCTTACTTTAGCTTCTCCACGATTTATTCTTATATTAGAAGGAGGTAAATCTGGAAGATCTCTTAATAAAATATTTAATAATGCAGGAGAGCTTTCATTAAGTTTAACACCGCCTAAAATAGTTTGTTGTGATCCCCCTACTTGCTTACTTATTATGCTATGTAAGTTTTCTATTAATCTTTTTTGTCCTGCATCATAAATTTCTTTAGCTCTTGATTCTAAATTGTCTGGGCCAATTCTAAATAAATCATCACCTCGTTTACTTTGAAAATAAGCCTCTAAAGAAGTTCCTACTGATCTTACAGAAGGAGTTGTACCATCTGCAAAATCAGCCAATCTTCCTGTACTAAAAGCATAATCTATTGCAAGTAACATTTTTCCAGAATCAATTTTATCTTGAGATAAATCTTTAAATATTTTTGAACCACCTTGATTTTTTCCTATTTCATTTTGTAAAAATGAATGAGCATATTTATCTATTAATAAAACAGAAGTAGCTATCTGCTGTTTTTGAGTATCAGTAAATTGCGTACCTGCTAATTCAACATCTACTCTTTTTTTTGCAAGAGCGTACTTAATTCCTAAGTTATCTTTAACAGTTTTTAATTGTCCAGAATCTGTGTCTTTTAGCCCTAGCGAATTTAAAACACTTGAATATTCCATAGGTGTTTTTTTATCAAGTATCTCAACATTCATATCTTGAGCTACATTTTGATATTCATTAAAATTACTCTCAACTGCTTGAGCAGTTAAATTGCTAGGTCTAGGAAAATCTATAACCTTTACTGTTCCTAAAGGAGTAGTATCTACTATATGATTATCAACATGATTACCTGTTTGAATATTAAATACATCTACTCTTACAAGATCTCTTTCGGCATTTGTAAGAGGGTCTTTAGTACCTTTTACAGGTGTACTGGTAGATCTTAAATAGTTTGAAGCATTAGCTTGAGATTTATCTACATCTGCTTGAGTTACACCATCTGTCCCTATTTGTTGATTAGTTAAAGGAACTAAAATAGGAACAACTTTTCCTTCTCTCATAACTAATTTACTTAAAACTTTATAAGTTACTGAAGCCTTACCATCTGGAGAAGTAAGAGTTTGTTCAATTATTTTAGGAGTTTCTACTAATCTCTCCATAGGAGAATAGCTTGTATCCTTCATTACACTATTAACAGCAGCATCAAAATCCATACCTGTCTGTCTTTTACCGATCAAGGCAGTTAACATCTGATCATTACTTTTAATTGCATCTAATTTTAATTTAGATAAGTTAGCAACATTACCATCACCAGATTTATCAAATCCTGATCTTCTAAAGAAATTTAAAATAGCCTCTCCTGCACTCCTAGAATTAGGATTACTTTCTTTATAGGCATCGTAAGCTGTAACTGCATCTAAATCATTTAGACCTTTTATTACCCTACCATCTGGAGTAGTAAACCCTTCTAGCATTAATCTTCTTGCTTCTTTTTTATCGTATGCTAGTTTTTTAAACAGTCCTGCTGCAGTAGCATTATCTTTTTCAGGATCATAAATAGCATTTGGATCAGTGCCTTCTAAAATAAGAGTTTTATCTGGTTCATCAAATGTATCAAAGCCAGGAATTTGATCTTTTAAAGTATTATTCTTTTGTGCAAAAAGATTCCTAAAATAATTTTCATGGTAATCAAGTTCACTACCATTAAAAGTATCTATTTTATTTTTTTCTTCTTGCGCAAGTAATTGTTGTTTACCTAAACGATTAGTTAATCTTCTAGCTAATCTAGCACCTTCAGTTTCATAAAAATCATTATATCTATCTTGCAAAAGCATATTAGTTGCATTTAATGCAGCATCAAATAATTTTTTATTTCTATCTCTTTTTTGATTAGCTCTATTATCATCTCTTCTTTGCTGCCTTCTAGTAGCTTGCTGAGATAATAAGCTTTGACCTAATTTATCTATACCTTCAACCATTATGCCGTCCTTTCAAGTAAACTTTCCTGTCTAGGTCTAGCTGGCCTATCTAGTAAACTTGCCCTACCTTCAGGTAGTTCTTTAATTCTATTAGTTATTTCTTCGCTTAAAACTCCTTTAGGCATTTCTTTAGTTTCAGAATACTGTTTAAAACCATCTACCATTTCTTCATTAGTAGCTATGTTAGCTCTATCAATTAACTCATCTTGATCTTCTTCTTTATACACTACAGGTTCTATTAATGCTCTTTCAGCTAGTGCTACTAACATATAAGCAGTAGGTTCTATTAGTAATAATAATAGATCAGCGTTCCATAAACCTTCTGTAAACCCTTGAAATAATATAAAACGAGTAATATCCATTACTGGTATATCATCTTCCATTGCATCTAAAATAACAGAATGTAGTTCTTCATCTGTTAGTTTTTCAAATATGTGTTCAGAAGCTCTGATTACAGATACATAAGCAGGAGGTTTTTCCCAAGGCCAAGGAGACTTAGGATCACTTGTTAATCCTTCTCCTGGTATAGGCCTATCTAAACGACTATGAAAATCAATTAATTCTTTATCATTATCCATTAGTTTGTCCTTATGCCCTCATAGTATCAGGACGATAGAGGCCATAGTATTGTAGTTGCTCCATTAAGGCAGGACTACCAAACATATTTCCTCCAAACATAGATTGTGCAAAGTTAGGAAGAGGTTCAGGAGTATATTGAGCAATATTAGAACTTACATCAACAATTCCCATTCCAGTTCGGTTATAAGCTACATCTTCAGGAGATCCCATAAAAGGACTAGCTAAGTTTTGCCAGTTCTTTACTGATTCTACAAGCCCAACTTCTCCAGGCCTTAATCCTCTAGTAGCTCTTTCAAACCTTGAAGAAAATGTATTCTCTCTTATTGGCCTTACAATAGCTGAACCCCCTTCAGGGGCTATTTCTACACTTGTACGAGTTTTAGTTTTTATTGCTTCTTCTGCTTCAAAAGGCCCAGTCATTTGATCTTTTGTAGCATCTACTGTTTTAGGAACAGCTTGAGCTTCATTAAAATAGTAAGGAGATTGATCTTTAAACTCTTGTGTAGCTGCATCAGTAACTGCTTGTGTACCTGAATACATACCAGATGTATCAACTTGTCCTTCTGTTACTGCATCTTTAAAATCTAAACCTCCTCCAGCTCTTGTTGTATATTTAAAACCTGTACCTTGTGGAGTAACAGCTTGGCTTGCTATTGCTTCTTGATTAAGCTTTGATAAAGCTTCAGGATCAAATCCTAATAAAGATCCTTCCGCTAAATCTAAATTAACATAAGTATTTTGAGGTATAGTTATACCATTAGTAAGTTTTCCTTCTAAGCCAGGATTTAATTTAAATAAATCTTTTTTAGTTATCCCCATTTGGTCACTAAATTCATCTATATTTAAACCATTTTCTGCAGCTACAGTAAAACTTTTATCTCTTACACCTCTTATAATATCTCCTGCTTCTGAGAAACCATCCATTGTTCTTGAAAAAGCTGTTTCTCCTTCACCAAAGAAATTAGTAGCAGCTCCTTCAATATTAATACCTACTTTACTTAATGCTGTTTTACCAAACTCTTTAATACCATTAGTAATACTGCTAAATCCTGCTTTAGCTCCTACAGCAAAATCTCTAGCCTTTAATAATACTCTACCGACACCTTGAACAGCTTTAGCAAATAAGCCTCCAGTAGGCCCTCCTACTGCTGCTAGTGTTTTTCCTAAACTCCCTAAACCTTTTATAAACATATTGCCTATACCTGCAGGGAATAAAAACATCATTGCCATTTGACCAACAAAACCTATCTTGCCCATAAATTTACCAAAAGCTTTAAATGCTTTTTTGATGCCTTTACCAATTTTCTTAAAGACTTTACCAATGCCTTTAAATATTTTTTTAATTATTCCCATAATTTAATCTATCCAGTTGGAGTTTGTTGGTCTGTAGTTATAGCTGCTGCTGCTGTTGTAAATAAATTTCCTATCATCCCAAATGTATTTCTTATATTTCTAGTAGAGTCTTCAGCTTCATTAGCTAATGCAGTTGCATACAATGTAGTTTTACGTTGCTGCTCATTTTCATACTGCTGTCTATAATAATTAGCTTCATCTCTTAACTGTTGCCATAAAAAAGACTGTTCCTGTTGAGATAATTGAAATATCTGTTGGGCTTGCATTTGATTAGCTGCGTTAGTAGCCGCAGTCTCTGCCATATTAACTTGTCTTCTCCAGTTAACATTAGACTGTTCTACAGCTTGAGCATTTTGTTGATTCCATTGATCTCTTTGAAAATCAACTTGTGTATTAAATTGATCTATTTGACTATTTAATTGTGCAGAAAATCTAGCAGCTTCTAAATCATTACCTGCTTCTATAGCAGCAATACGATTAGCTTCTGTAGCATTAAATTGAGACATAGCATTTTCTTGTGCTGCATTTTGTAAATTTAACTGCTGACCTAGACTAGCCATAAACTGATCTGTTTGAGCTTGGCTTGTAGCATTAAACTGACTAGCTGCATTTTCAGCCGCTGATGAAGTTAACAACCTTTGTTGTTTTTGTTGAGCATCTAAAAGATAAGACTGTTGTTCTGTACTTAAATTAGCTAAATCTTTTTGTAAAAAGTTCCTGGCATTTTCAATACTAGCTCTACTGGTTAAATCAGCTTCTTGCATATCCATAGCAGCTAATGAGGTAGCATCTCTAATAATAGCTTGTTGATTATTACTTAAATCTTGTAATGTAGCTGTTTGCATAAATCTACTATTAGCAAGCTCTATCTGTTGTTCAGCACTAAACTTAGCTAAATCCATATTAGCTACAGTAGCTGCATTTCTAATAGCTGCTTGTTGATCTACATTTAATTGAGCTAATCCCATTTGTTGAGCAAGACCAGCACTAATTTTATTTACTTCAAGATTCTTATTTAAGTTAGCTAATTCAGTTTGTTGGGCTGATGTTAAGTTTTGAGATTCTGCTTGGTTCTTAGCAGTAAGAAAAGCTAATCGCATCTGTTGTTCACTAGATAAATTAGCAATTTCCATTTGCTGTTTAAATTCTTGATTCTTTGTTAAAAAACTAGCAGCTACTTGCATCTCAGCTAATCTTTCTTGATTTACTGCAGACTGATTAGCTCCTAATCTTTGAGCTTCAACCTGTAAGTTTGCAAGCTCTATTTGTTGATCATTACCCAGATTAGCCATTTCTGCTTGCTGTTCATTCTGCAAGCTTTGTAATCTAACTTGTTGCTGTTGTTGAGCTTCAGTTAATACTGTCTGTTGGGTCATCTGCCCTTGAGTTAAATTAATCTGTTGTGCTAACTGAGCTGATTGAGATTCAGATGTTTGTCTGTTAGCTACATTAGTTAAACGTAACTGCATCTCTTGATTAGCTTGTTGTAGATTAGCTTGCTGCTCATTAGATAAATTCTGATTAGCTCTTTGTTGTAAAGCAGTAGCATTACTTTGAGCTATAGGTAAAGCTGTTTGAATAATTGCATTAAACAACGCATCTCTACCAACTGTAGAAACACCTAATCCTCTAGCACTTAATCTGGATTCTACTAATTGAACTGCAGGTCTAGCCCACGAAGGAGTAGTCCCTTCATCTATACCAGCTAATAAATTTTCTAATTGTACTGATACTAATGCTTCTTGTGGTAAAGCTGCTATAGCTGCTTGAACTTCTACAGGTTGATTATCTACTTGAGCTGTTACTTGTGCAGGATTATCTAAAATAACTTCTGTTATTTCAGAAGGTAATCCTCCTACTTCTGCTAACATAGAAGCTGCTGATCCTTTAGCTGCCTCTCCTTTTATCTCTCTTCGTTCTGCAGCTTCATATCCTACAGATCCTTGAATAATAGCTTCTGTACCTTGAGCAGCTTCTTCATCTGTTATAGCTTGTCTTTGTTGTTTTTCAGCATCAGCAGTAGCAGATAAAGTAATTGTTTCACCTGTAACAGGATCTATTTGAGATCTTACATCTTGAGTAAATACTTGCCTTCTAGCTAAAGCTGCTTGTTCTGCTTCAGCATCTCTTTGAGCTGCTTGAGTCTGTTGTAACTCAGAAGAAGTTGATTCAGCTAATCTATCAAAATCAGCTTTAGCAATCCTAGCAGTATCAAAGGTTAATGTATTACCTTGTCCTATACCTACTTTAGCGTGGTAATCAAATACATTTTTATATGTACCATCCTGTATAGCTTGTCTAGCTTCAGGATACTTATCAAAATAATTAGCTTCAGCCTGATTATAGGCTTCCATAGTCTGAGCTGATATTTGATCTTGAGCAGTAGCTCCTCTAAAAGTACCTGCTGCAGTAGAGATATCACCAGCAGTTACAGTTCTTTCACCTATATCTTGAATCTCTGATAATTGTTTACCGCCTAATACTGTTCCCTCTAAAGAGGTCTGTTGTGTTTGAAAAGCCTCTGGCCCTTCTACTCTAAAGTCTTTTCTTCTTTCTTCATTATAAATTCTATCTAATACAGCCTCTGCAGGGTCAGCTCCTGGTTCTCTACCTCCTGCTAGTGCTGATCCTTTATAAAAATCAAACCTTTCTTGAGGAGTCATTGAATCCCATTTTTGTTCAGCCATAATCCAATTAGTTATTGCTGTTTGCTGATCTTGAAACTGTTTACTATTTGGTGCTGCTCCACTTACGCTGAGAAGATCAGGTTTTGGTCCTGCAAAATCTGCATAAGTTCCACTATAGTAACTTCTTCAGCAGGAGCTTCATCCGTAGGAGGTGTATCTGTAGGAGTTTCATCTGTAGGAGTTTCATCTGTAGGAGGAGTTGTTTCTTCTCCTCCTTCTCCTTCTCCTTTTAAACCAAAGGCACGATTAAAATAGTCATAAGATATTAAAGCTCTTTGATCTAAGTCAGGATTATTTGCAGCTATATTTCTTAAATCTTGTTGTTGAGCAGGACTTAAAGATCCAAAAGGTATCTGTACAAGCCTATTACCTGATCCATCATTAACTCTAACATTAAGAACTTGACCATTAGGATTTATACTAAGACCACTATAATCAAAAGGACTGCTATCTAAATTAACTTGATTTGGAGGTACTCTTCCTGTTTGAGAAGTTATATCAAAAGGCGTAGTTTCTTGAGCAGGAGGAGTTGCAGCACCACTTGGAGGAGTTGCAGCACCACTTGGAGGAGATGTGTCAGCAGGTGCAGCTTCTTCACTTGGAGGAGGCTGTTCTCCTCTAGGAGGCATATCTACACCTGTGGCAGCTTTATACTTTTCAGCTTCAGACAGGCGGCCATCTCCATCAGTATCCATACCAATAGTGCCATTTCTGCGTAATATGTCTCTTCTAGCTTCTAACTCAGCAGCTTCTTTAGCAGCAGCATCTTGTTCAGATGTGTCTGTAGTAGTTGAAGTATCTGTAGTAGGTGAAGTATCTTCAGGAGGTGGAGTATCTTGAGCATTAGAAGTTGCTACATTGTCTCCAGTATTTCCTAAAGCCTCTACTTGTTTTTTAATTTCTTCTTGAGTAGGAATAGGAATATTCCCAGGAAACCCTGTAAATGCTTTTACTCGTCCACCACCAGTATAATCTTGCCTTTCTTTTAAAGCACGACTACGCCCTTTGGCTTCTTTTCGCCTTTTTAATGCTTTGAGAGCTTTTTTACTTTTAGCCATAACGCTCTAACCTTTAAATTTATACAGGCTTATTATTTTCTAAATAAATACCTGAACCAGTAGTAGGGGTATTCTCTTGGAGATAAATATCATTAGCTCCCCCACTTACTTTAGGGTTTTCTTTTTGAAGAATATCATTAGCTCCTCCACCTACAGGAGAAGGATCTTTTAAATAAATATTACTATTGCCTCCAGACATTTTAGGAACTTCTGGAAGATAAATATCATTTACTCCACCATTTATTTTAGGTGAAGGTTTGTGTTGAGTATCTGTAGGTTGTGCCATTTTACTTCTCCTATTAATTAAATATTAATGCAACCCAAGCTGCAATAACTGTAGTTGTAACTGTTCCTATTACCATCCAAGCTAACTTTTCCCATCTTTGAGCATGACTACGAGTAGCTAATTTTAACTCACGCAGTTCTATCATAGCCTCAGTCCAACGCTCTCCACATTCTTTTTCATGTGTTGCTATTCTTTCTAAAGCTTCTAAGGCTATTTCCAAGGCTTTATCTCTACTTTTTGCCATTATTTCCATTCTTTGATGTATAAGCTTGACTACCAAACCATACACTTACAACACCTGCTACTGATATATAATAGATACTGCTCATTGAACCTAATATATCAGCTCCCTTATCTAAATTTAGATAACTACTTACTAATACTAATGAGGGGTATAAAAGCATTCCCCAAAGTGCAAACCAACACATATTCCTTTGAGCGTCAGCTTTTTCATTCTGTATCTCTAGTTGTTGAAGTCTTTCGCTAGTAGCTATTTCTTGATCACTAACTATACCATCACCATCAGTATCATACTGAGCGTAACTAGAGCCTGGTTCTAATTGTTTTGGATTCATTCAATTATTCCTATGATGGCTTTACAGGCCAATCATTATCTCCTGATCCATCTGGAGCAGGTGTTTTTAAATTAGGCCAATTACTATGTGTTGTAATATCTCGCAATGCTTGTCTGTATGTCTTCCAATCATCTGACATAGTTACATCACTACATGCCATCCAATCTGTTTCTGCTAGTCTTGTATTTCTCTCAGCTCTTGTTGCTTCTGCTGATGCAGCATCTTTAGCTGTTTGTGCGGCTGTCTTTTCGCTATTTGTTAAACTTTCTATTTTTTGGAGATATACAACATTATCTTCTATATAAGGGTCTACACTTGTGCTTTTTTGAGTCATAGGATCATAAGAACGCTTAAAGTAACAGGCATAACAGAATTAGCAGACATCCAAGCAGAAGATGGCCCAGTTGCAGGGAAGCTTACATTAGAAAACAAAACTTTATGTTCTCCTACTTCTTCTACTGCGTTGTCTTTAATTTTAGCTATATACATATTATTTACCTATTTATCTATTTATCTAAAAATGCTTCTGTAGGTGCTGTAAAGTTTGAAGTATAACGTGCTTTTTTAGTGATTCTGAATTCATCAATATATCCATCCATGCTATATGAACCATTATAGTAAGCTCCTATCAAATGTAAGTAACTAACGTTAGTAGTGCTTAACAATGGTATAGCAGTTGAATCAGAACTGGTTCCATTTGCAGTTCCATTAATATAGTAAGTATATGTGCTTCCATTACGTACTAAAGCAACGTGTGTCCAAGTATCTTCTGAAATTGCATTTGTAGATTGAAAGTTATTTACAACAAAACTTAAACTAGCATTTGCAATCCATGTTGCAAGTTTGCCAGATGAATTCACATAAAATTGTATATAAGGGCCAGCACAATAAATATTATTATAATTTTTATGAGAATTTACATAAACAAAACACTCTACAGTCCAGTTTTCGATTCCTGATGGAGGTACTACGCTTCTATCTGAAATATCTATAAAATCTGCTGTGCCATCAAACTCTACGCTTCCAGTACCAAATTTTTTAATAGAGGTGTCTATACTAGCTGCTGGACTTCTCAGATTAGTTTTTCCTGTTTGATCAATTATAGGAGTTTGAGTAAAGTTTAATAAAAGTTTTGTATTAGTTATTTTTGTAAGAGGTGCAGTTGGAACTGTAATCGTTGAACCATTTGTATAAGCATTACTTCCTTTTACAACTCTTATATCTGCAAGGTATCCACCATATTGAAACTGGCCTGTATAGTGAGGAGAGTTTCCAATATGAAGTCCAGTTGCACTTGCTGAAAAATTTTCATTATGAGTTGTTTCGTAAACTCTTGCTCCATTTAAATACCAGTTTGCTACACCGCTTGTATTTTGAAAAACAATATGACTCCAATTAAAAGGTTCTGGAATATCTGCAAAATCAACAGAGTATCCTCCTGAAACTGATGTAGAAAGTCCTGCAGCATTTGCATTACCTGCTCCATCAGTCCACGCCCAATATTGATTTACTCCTGTAGTATTTATAGCCATTGACCAGCTATTATTAAAGGACGTTTTTATAGGATAAGCCCACATTTCTATAGTGTAATCACCTGTTCCAAAATCAAAATCTGTTGCATCGCTTACATATATTTCAGAATTATTAGTTTGTGTAAAGTAACAAGAACCTCCATGAGTTGATGCACTATAAGCATCAGAAGGAGCAAAAGGCGAAAAAGGTCGTGCCTCTGGCTGATTAGTTGAACTCATAGGATTAACAGCACTTGTTGTTGAATGCAATAAACTGTGTCCAGAAGTGCTTTTATCTCTAAATCTGTTACTACAACAAGTTAATAGTACAGTATTTGTAATTGCTGTAAGAGGCTCAGTAGGAGGAGTAAAATTTGATGTGTAAACAGCAGTTCCTTTTACAACACGAAAGTTACTTATATACCCATCCATGCCAAAATTGTCGCTATAATATTTTCCAATATTAAATGTAGTCGTGGTGTAGTTAGTTGAGTCACTAATATCAGAAGTTACTTTAACTCCATTCTGATAAACATTAACTACATTACTGGCTCTTACATAAGCAATATGCACCCATTCGTGAATAGGCATATCTGTATCGGCTAAACTAGTTTCGCTAGTGCCATGATAAATTTGCCAACCATCATCACTGTGCTGCCCTAATGCTGGCCCAAATACACCATCTTTGGGTTGAAATATTCCACTTCCATATTGATGAGCCTCAACATAGTACACCCAACATTCTATTGTGAAATCCCCTGTTCCAAATGCAAAATCACTATTATCAAATGCAAAGTAATCAGGGTGGCTTCTATGAAATCTACCTGACCATTTACCTTCTTCTGCACTAAAAGGGCTAAAAGTCCCTGGAAATACGTCTGCATTAGGATCAATAACTGTATGACCTTCATCTGAGGTATCTAAAATAGATACTCCACTTTGATTATTAGTTCCTCCATTAGAACCATTACCATGAATTAATAAAGTAGTTAATTTAAAATCATCATCTACTGGATCTTCTTGTGCAGCAGCAGAGATAATTTTTCTAGCTAAAAAACTCATAACATATCCTGTCCAGCCGTAAAGCCATAATAATTAGCTCCCCCATCTACAGTAAAGAAAGCAAATACATCAATATCACCTGCACCTGTAGATAAAGTAGGGGCTGTATTTCCTGCCCATCTAACTGTTACGCTATTAGTATTATCAGGCCATGCGATAGTTCTGTTTCCTGTACCATCTTGAGTGACTTTCATAATAAACGAAGAGGCATAGCCTGACGTTGCATGGTTAGACCAGTTAAAGGTGCTTATATCGTGTGCGATTGTAAGCGTAAAAACACTTCCATCTCTCACATTTAAAGCTGCTGTTGTGGCTGATGTTATAACTGTAGATTCTTCTGTAATTGCATTATCAAACTTTGTGACACCATTGGCATCTGAGGTAACTACTTTACTAGCTTGTGTTGTACCAAGTGTAGTTATATCAAGATAATTAATCTCTGCTGTAGTAGCTGTTACACCATCTAATATGTTTATTTCTGCTGTAGTGCTAGTAACTCCATCCAGAATATTTATTTCTGCTGTTGTACTAGTCACTCCATCTAATATGTTTATCTCTGCTGCAGTTGAAGTAACATTAGTTCCACCAATATCTAAAGTAGTTACACTAATTTCTCCTGCTACAGTTAAGATGCCATCTGCTAATGTTAATAAATCTGTGTCATCAGTATGGCCTATTGTTGTGCCATTAATAATGACGTTATCAACAGTAAGAGTTGTTAATGTACCTAAAGAAGTAATATTAGATTGTGCTGCTCCTGTTACTGTGGCAGCAGTTCCTGAAACATTACCTGTTACATCTCCTGTTAGTGGCCCTGCAAAAGCATCTGCTGTAACTGTGCCGTCAAAGTACGCATTTTTAAATTCATTATCAGACTTACCAAGATCAATAATATTGTCTGCACCTGGATATAAAGCACCATCTTCAAGAACTAATTGTTTTTCATTACCAGCATAAAAATTAATTTTATCGGCATCTTCAAAATCAATTTTAGTTTGATCGTCTTCACCAATCTTAATATCAGTAGCAAGAAGGGATGTTATTCCTGTTTGTGCAGCATCTACACTTAATGTATTAGTGCTAAGACTAACTCCTGTTCCAGCAACAAATGATGTAGCTGACATAGGTATATTAGAAAGTGTATTGTTAGAAGCATTAATTGTTTTATTAGTTAATGTATCTGTAGATACAAGAGATACTAAAGTAGAACTACTTCCTGCTGGAAGTAACATTGTATTAGTAACTGCTGCTGAATGTGGTTGAGATTTTATTATCTGACCATGACTATTACTTTCACAATTAAGTTGGATAGCTCCAGCATTAGTATTACCCCTAATTGTTACATGGCCTGTTCCTTTAGCCTCAATTTCTAAATCAATATTAGAGTCGCTACCTGTAGCTGATAATTTAGGAGCGTTGCCAGTTGCAGCATTAGTAATATCAAATTGATTAACTGCTGAACTAGTAGTTTGAAATATTATTTGCTCATTGCCATTTTCATCGCCTATAAAATGAGCATCATCAATTAAAATATTATGGCTATTAGTATCTAAATTCCCACCTAACTGAGGTGAAGTGTCTTCTACTACATTAGAAATAGCACCAGAAGTAGCTAGTCCTGAAACTAATGTACTTCTTGCTATTTTCTTTAAACCTCCTCCAGAAGTATCTACTGCTAGTAAAACATCATCGTTAGCTACTGAAGATATTTCAGATAAAGATCCAACTGCTGTAGGATTAAAGTTAGTACCATCAGCAATAAGAAGCATACCTGAAGTATTAGTACCCATTGTAAGATCATCACCGCTAATCGTTAGATCACCAGTAACAGTTAAATTAGCACCAACTACTGCGTTCTGTGAGGCATCTAATGTAAAAGCAGTTGTGCCTCCTGTAGTCATAGTAATGACATCAGAACCACTGAATGCAATAGAACTATTAGTGTCTGCATCTCCTGCAATACTATCTAGTTGAATAGAACCTACATTAGTAATGTTATTATCATTAAAAGAAGTAGCCCCTAACGATATAGTGCCTGTTGCTGTTAGGTTAGAAGAACCTATATCTATTGCACCAAAACCAGATGTAATAGATCCTGCATTTAAAGCACCTACAGTAGTTAGATTTGTACCTGTATCTAAAGCAGCTTCAAAGTAAGTTTCAAAGTCAGTCAGTGCTACCTGCTTCATTGTGCCATTATCGTTAACGACTACACGATCAGCATCTGCAAGAGTAGTTGCACTAGCAGAAGTATCGCCATCCATTACATTTAATTCAGTTGCAGTAGACGTTACGCCATCAAGTATGTTGAGTTCAGCAGCAGTAGATGTAACACCATCTAAGATATTAAGTTCTGCAGCAGTTGATGATATAGCAGTACCATTAAAGTTGATGGCATCTACATAAGCAGTCCCATCTATGTATAAATCTTTAAACTCTAATGAACTTGTACCTAGATCAATATCATTATCTGTAACAGGTACGATTGCTCCATCTTGTATTCTTATTTGCTCTACTGCACTACTGGATACCTGAACATAGATACCCCATCTATTATTAGTGCTATCAGCTTCAATTTTATTTAAAAAATCAAGATCACCAATCTTAGATATACTGCCGCCTTGAGCTGATGATCCATCATGTCTATGCCCTGTTTCAGCAGCATCACTAGATGAATATGCAAAAGCATTTAATAATTGGTTATATTCATTATTAAATAATGCGGCTGTAATCGTATCTCCATCGGAGATCGTGCTTTGTCTTGTATATGAGTAAGCCATTTATTATTTCCTACCTGCTGGCATATAATCTATGTAAAAGCCATTAATTGAATAAGGTGATCTTTGGTCATCACTTTTAAGTCTAAAAGCTACTGTGTTTCCTGTTCCCTCTACTGCCTGTCTAACTAAAGGATTTTCTGCTGCTCCAAATTCAGACTCTCCAAACGTAGCACTTCCAAATGTAGCAGGTAAAGGAATCTGACTTAATGTATAAGCAGGAGGTTGAGGAGTTGTAGCACTTTCAAAATCATATTTAACTTGTAATTCTGGCTGTACAGTACCTTCAGGAGTAACAGATACTTTTACATATTTAATAGTTTTTCTTGTACCTATATCTCCAAAATCTAAATCAGGTGTATAGTATTGAGCCTCTACATTAGAAGCACTACCTGCAGGATTAAATATATTACCTGTATCATGGTTATAGATATATCCTGCATTATCTCCATGATATAACTGTTCTACACCATCTTTATCTAAACCAGAAGCAAAACCAGTAGCTTGAATGCCTTTAGTTTCTGACCATTCAAACCCATTAGGAGTAAGTGTTCCTATAACACCTTTAGAAACTGAAGAGCTTTGAGTTGTGTTTGTATAAAATAATCTATATTGAGATTTACTTCTAAGCACTCCACTTGTAATAACAAAGTTATTAATGCCATCTGCAATAACAGTAGTTATCTTTTGTATTTGTCTACTAACAGAACTTAACTCTACGTCACCAATTCTTGCTGTACCAGCAACTGTACGAATACCATCAGGACTAAGAAATAAAAGATCCCCTCCTATTTCTTGAATACTATTGCCATCTAAACAACCTACATTCTTTGTAACTGGTACGATTGCAATATTATCGCTATCACTAATGTTAATTAATTTAAATATACTGTTTTTACAAAATATAATTAAATCACTACGAAAGCTGGCTAGTCCTACAATAGAATCTGTTAGTTGTATACTTCCTGCACCTGACCCACTAAAAGAATCAGGATCAAGACTAGAGCTAAAAAATATTTTATTCTTAGCTGTAGGCGCACCACCTACAACAAAGTGATTTTCATGTATTACTCCTACAGTAGGAGCTGTAGTGCTATCAACTGTAATCTCACTTGCAAAAAAAGTCCTATCTGATAAACCTCCAGTACCTGTCATTTTAAAAAAGAAAGGTTTATTTGCTCCATCACAAATTAATACTTCACCATAATCAGAAGTACCTTCAAACAAAGCAAAACTACATTGGCCTTGACTTGTTCTAGCATCATTAGATCTTCCACTAAACGTACTAAAGTTATCACCACTTCCTGAAACACTAGCTTTATTTATTTGTAAATAACTAGTTCCATCTTGACTAAAAAATATGCCTGTTCCCGAACAAACAATTAATCCATCTGCATAAACAAACATACCTAGTATTCTATTACTTGAATTAGGCCTAACTGAAGATCCTCCACCAAATAGTGTAAAACCATTAATGCGCCTGTAACCACCATCAGGATCTACTTCAAAGTTAAGTAACTCTGTAGCAACTCCAGGTTGTCGCATAATTTCAAGCTGATTTAAATTTACATTTAAACCACCTTTACACGCTAATGCGAAAGGCTGAGACATTAGAGGAACCTTATCCTGTCATCTTTAAAGTATCCTGGTGCAGACTCTGTAAGGTGTAGCTTCATTAAACGCAAACCTCTTTTATAATCTTCTAGTGCAAATGCTGCTGCTTGAGGATTTTCTTTAAACTGATGAACATAGTATCTAGCTCTAGCTAGTAATACAGTTTTATAAGTCTTGGGAAATACTAATTGATCACCATGAGCTGATAGCTCTGTAGGTAAGTTATAAGCATAAAACCAAATTCTATATACTTTATCTGGTATAGGACTTAATCCAAACTTTCTATTATCAGGACTTTTAATTACTCTGTCAGGCACTCCATAATTTTGAGTATCTGCATCATCTTGATTTTGAGAAATTCTAAAATAATCTTTCCATTCTTCAGTAGTAGTAAATCGTAAATTACGAATAGTAAAAGGAGCAGATTCTCCTGATACACCTACTGTTGTTAATAAAAAATTATCATAATCTATCGAACCATAATCAGTAGTAATGCTAGAACTATCACTTTTAAGTAAGTACCATCTTGTGCCAGCTACAGTTTCTACGTATACATTTCCATACATAGGATCAGTAGCACCACTAAGTGCAGTAGCCAAGAAAGGCCATTGAGGTTCTTCATTTACAATATCAAGATAAGCTCTATTAATACTATCTTTGACATGAGCCTGTACACCTATAGCACTAGAAAACGTAGAGCTAGTTAATGTAACTTCATTAAGCTCTCTTAGTAAATCATTACAAAGATTAAGATAAGTCTCTGACATTACTTACCTACTTTTTTCTGAGCTTTTTTATGAGCTGCAGTAAAAGTAGAACCTCCTTTCATTTCTTTACGCATCATTGCCATATGCTTAGAAGAATGATGTTCAGCATGTTTCTTTAAAGTTTCTTCTTGGCGTTTAGTTAATTTTTTAACTTGGCTACCTTTTTTGTAAGTAACTCTACTACCGCCCATCATTTTCTTTTTAGCAGGTGGTCTACCTCTTTTACTACCATATGTTCCTTTACCTTGAGGCATACTACTCTCCTATGAATTAACATCTCTTAACTTTCGGCCTTGTGAGCTTTCAGTAACTGTCATAGTTGCACACTTTTTAGCCATCTCTCCTACAGAACCATAATTCATGCCTCCTGTAGCATATCTAGCTCTTCCACCGCCCATCATTTTAACTTTACTGCCATACATCATTTTCTTTTTACCATAATCCATAGTTAATCCTTTTCTTTAACTTTAGATTTAAAAATTTTATCGTAATTATCTGAGTATCTTTTACGATCCTCATGTTTAAGAAAACGTCCTCTTATCTTAGAGGTACGTCTTGCACTCATTCTTATAGGATCTTTTTCACTTCCTAGTTGAGCCATAAAATGTCCTATTAAAATGAGGAGCTGCCGAAGCAACTCCCCATGTTTTAATATTAGTCGATGCCGTAAAAGGCAGAAACTAATGCTTCACTACGCAACACTTTGGCTCCGTAGACATGAAGTCCACGAACAATGTCACCAAAGCTATCAGGATCACGCAATACTTCTGTATTGGTGATTGTCTGAGCAGTTGCAGTAGATGAAATATGTCCAGCAAGACATTTACCAGCAGCATTAGAGGTACTAGCAATGTTATTACTCTTATACATATTAAATCCACGCAATAGTCCAGATGACACTAGGCCATTCCTAATAGAACCTTGTCCTGCGTTATAGTCCACAGAAAGTAGCTTGGAAGAACTTGAAGCCAATACTTCATAGAAGTCTGGACTTGCAAGGAACCATCTGCCTTCTTCAGGTACATTTTGCTCATCAAGCAAACGAGCCATGTGTCCTAATACATCAATAGGATCATGCTCATCTGCAGCAAAACCAATGTCCAAGTTACCAGTACCATCAAAAGTACCAGCAGCAAGGTCAGTAGCATTGTCAGAACCTAATATATGATTAGGTGATGAAGCAGATACACCTGAGAACATAGTAGCGATTACGCCTGAATCAAACGAATCTCTGAGAGCATAAGCAGCAGATGAAGTTGCTACGTCCCTAAAGTTAACGTGTGACATATTTGTTTCAATGTCATCAACGATAAACTTAAAGGCGTTAGCAATATCAATAATCAACGTAACCTCTTGGTCAGTTAATTTAGTTGCTGTTATAGCCTGTCCTCTTTCGTATTGATCTACTGTAATAGTAGGTTCTTTGATTATTCTTACTGTGTCACCAAACGATGCTATTTCACCAGCATAGTCAGTATTGGTTATAGCTTCCGCTACAGATGCTTTACGAAAAAAGTTTAGAACCTGTTTGGAATAAACCTTGGGTAAGAAAAACGAGTTTGTTTGACCTGATACAGAGTTACCAAAGTTAGCATTGGTATCCGTACTGGGTTCAAAAAACTGATCACTTGTGTTTGCAGCCATTTTATATTTCTCCTAAGAAAAGAATTATCCTTTACGAATCCTTCCCTCTTCTTGTGCAAGCCTGATCTCATCTTCAAGTCTGTCGAATTGATCGAGGGACATTTTCGCAATTTCAGTTTCAGTCCAAATTTTAGGTGACTTAGGTTCTACATTAGTTGTTTTAGTAGAAACCATGTCAGCCGCAGCTTGTGGAGACTGCTGTTGCCTTACTTGATTTGAACGTCTTTTTGGAGAGTTTTGTCCTATACCAGTTTCCGCTTTATAAAGCTCAATAGCTTTTGATGCTAAACCTACATTGTCAGGATTTCGATATATCCAATCTTGTATTTGTTCTGGTTGAGTTTCAGCCCAATTATGAAAATCATCTGATCCTTTAATATCTTCAAAGTCAGGATGAACTTCTCTCATTGTCTGTTCAGCTTCTCGTAATACAATTTCTCGTTCTCTCTGTTCAATAGCAGAAAGACGAGGCTGTAAAGAGTTTACTTGTTCAGATGCAATGTTATGTGCTACAGATTCAACTGTTTCATACAAGTCAGGATTAGATTCTCTAAACTCTTGAAGTTCTTCTTGAGATTTAGGAGCTTCATATCTAGGTTGAGCTAATTGCATTTGAGCTTGGAAGTCCATCTCTCTTTGCTTAAACTCACCTATCTTCTGATCATAATGTTTTTTTAGATCATCGTATCGTTTTTTATAATTGGCGGTAGAAGGTTCTTCAGGGGCCGACTTTTTCTGTCGGGTAGCCTTTTTAGGTGCAGGTACATCTTCTTCATAATAAAGTTCATCGGCTGCAGGCATACGTTTT